TTACTCAATAAACAATGCTGCTCCAGTTGGTGTTGCAATCACTAACTTACCAGATGATGAAGAATTAACCGTATCATTTGGTATTCAAAATGGTGAAGCATCAGCTCAAACTATGACTATTGACTACGTTGTAGCAGCGGTTGAAAGATAGGAGTAAACAATGGCAGATACAGTAACTTCGCAAACCATACAGGATACTGATAGAGTTGCGATATTAAAGTTTACTAATGAGTCTGACGGTACTGGAGAATCTTCAGTAAAAAAAGTTGATGTTTCTGCATTAGAGGCAAATAGTGCTGGAGAAGCTTGCACTAGCGTTTCTATAGCTCGTATTTACTGGGCAACTAGGGGTATGGGTGTTGATATTGAGTTTGATGCTACTACTAATGTTTTAGCTATTCCATTACCAGCTGATAGCACAGGTGATGAATACTATGATGATAGATTTAGCGGTATCCCAAACAACGCAGGATCAGGTGTAACTGGAGATATTGACTTTACAACAGTCGGCCACTCAAGTGGTGATGCTTATTCTATTATTCTTGTTTTAAATAAGAATTATTAATGAATGGCAGAGTACAAAGGCAAAACCGTAACTCTTAATAGACCAAGGGCTATCCCAAAAGGTAGCCCTGGTTATGGTAAAAAACGTAAAGAAGTATTTGTTAAGGGCTGTAGTAGTGAAAGCTCAAGAGTCAAACGAATAACTTTTGGTGATGCCAAACTTGGTATGCACAAAAATAATCCCAAACGTAAAAAATCATACTGTGCTAGAAGCAAGGGTATGGGAGGCACAACTGACAGATGTAGTGCTAATTACTGGGCTAGGAGAGATTGGGACTGTTAAATGGCAAAAGCAAAAAGTAAAGGAAAAATTTGTCCAGAAGGAAAAGCTTGGGCAAAAAGGACATTTGATGTATATCCAAGTGCTTATGCAAATCTAGCCGCATCTAAATATTGTAAAGATCCTAATTACGCAAAAAAATCAAAAGGCGGTAAAAGAAAAGGTAAAAGATTTGGAGGACCAGTAAGAGGTCAGGGGGCTGTAATGCCTGATAGGTTAAGATGAGTAAAGGTCAATTACAAAGCTGGCTAGATGAAGAATGGGTAAGAATTGGGGCTGACGGTACAATACTAGGATCTTGTGGTGGTAGAAAAGAAGCAGAGGGTAAGCCAAAATGTTTACCAAGAAAAAAAGCTGAAAGTATGTCAAAGGAAGCTAGAGCTAAATTAGTTGCACGTAAAAGAAAAAAAGACCCAAATCCAAACAGAAAAGGTAAGCCAATTATGGTATCAAATAAATTAAAATCGGGTGGACGTGTCACAATACGCGGTCAAGGAATTGTTATGAGCAACAGGTTAAGATAAAATAAATTATGAAAAAATTAAAACAAATACCAGCTGGTAACAAAGGGTTGCCAAAACTACCAAAAGAAGTTCGTAATAAAATGGGATATTTTGTGAATGGTGGCAAAGCAGAAAAAAAGAAAGATGGAAAAATAGCTAAAGGTTGTGGTAAAGTTATGTCTAATAGGCGTAAATATACAACTCAAAGATAGGAGATAAATATGCCAAAACAAGACAAAGAAATGGCAGCCAAGTTAAAAGCAAGGCAAGCCGCTAAAGTAAGACCAGATGAGCCTGTAGTAGAGGATCGTATTTACATAAATATGCCCAAGAAAAAGGCACCTGCCAAAAAGACAAAAGCAGCACCAAAAAAAAGTGCTAAAAAATCTACTAAAAAATAAGGAGTAAAAGATGCCAGGCAAAAAAAATTCAAAGTACGGTAGTATGATGAAAAAGTCTAAAGGCGGTTCACTTATGAAGAAATCCAAAGGTGGCTCTTTGATGAAGAAATCGAAAGGCGGTTCTTTAATGAAGAAGTCAAAAGGAGGATCTTTAATGAAAAAATCAAAGGGTGGATCAGTTATGATAGCAGGCAACGCAAATAGAAGAAGAAATAATTTGAAATAGTGCCATATTTAATTAGTAATATCCCGCATTTCAAATGTTGGGTTAGGAGAGAGTTTACACACAATCATGAGGATTATCATGAAGAGTATTTACACGCTCTAGCTATAGCCGTTAATACAATCCCTGACAGATCATTAAGTTTCCAAGTAGTTTTTACTGGTGAAGAATCTAATTGCGAAGACTGGGATGAGGGAAATATACACGGGGGTGCTATGTGGGCTAGGATGCCCATACAAGCTCTTGTAGCAGACATTCCTATGGAAGACTATCCTAATCCTATGGAGGATCATTTAGCACAACCTTGGGACTGTGAAGCAAGAGATCATGCAGTAACCGTTATGGATAGAGTTAGTTCTTCGCCTTGGATTGCTAAAATAGAAGGCCACTTTTATCAAGCAAAGTATCTTTTTACGGTTGACTACACAAATACAGATATTGCAGATGACCCTGCACAACACAAACAAAGTCATGTATTATATATAACAGAAGACTGTGAATGGAAGGGTAACTTAGTTGCTTTACCTAATAACAGAGTTAGGGCTACAAGTCCTGCCTTATGGGTAACAGGCGAAGGCCCACCACAGTTTAAGCCTTCTCAATGGAAACATTCAGCAGAAGGACATGAAAGTTATCTTGATCCATCAATAACTTTCGATAATTTATATGAGGATTAATTATGACAGAATTAAGCGTAGCAGCAAAAAGAAAACTAATCAAAGAGCTAAAGGGAGCTTCTAGGTTACACGCAAAACAAGCGAAACAAATAGAAAAATCTCTTAAAAAAACTAAAAAGAAAAAATAATGGCATTATCAAGTAGTACAGATTTTGAGCCAAATGTAGCTGAATTTGTTGAAGAGGCTTTTGAAAGATGCGGTTTGGAGCTTAGAACTGGGTATGATCTTAAAACAGCACGTAGATCAATAAATTTGATGTTAGCTGAGTGGGCTAACAGAGGATTAAACCAATGGACTATAGAACAAGCCACACAAACTGTTACAGAAGGCACCACAGATTATTCTCTAAATTCTAATGTTATTGACATCTTAGACGTTGTTCTACGTAGAACAATAAACCAAACACAAACTGATATTAGCATGAATAGAATTAGTAGATCTGAATATATTAATATTCCAAACAAAACAACAAAAGCCAGGCCATCACAATTCTTTTTAGATAAACTTTCTACACCAGCATTAAAAATATGGCCAGCACCAGAGAACTCAACAGATATTTTGGTATTCAATAAAATAGTTAGAATGGATGATGCAGATAAGCCTACAAATACAATGGATATGCCTTTTAGATTTTTTCCTTGTTTTGCAGCTGGACTTGCCTATTACATATCACTTAAAAGAGCACCTGAAAGAACCGCACAGTTAAAAGCAATATACGAAGAAGAATTTAGAAGAGCGGCAGATCAAGATGAAGATAGAGCTTCTTTTAATATAAGACCTAGTATTAGGATGATGTAATGGCTTATGCTACTGGTAAATTTGCTAAAGCACTATGCGATAGATGTGGGTTTGAATATAAATTATTAGAACTAAAAGAAGAATGGAATAACTTAAAAGTTTGTCCAAGCTGTTATGAGCCAAAACATCCACAATTAGAACCACTAACTGCTACAGCAGATCCAGAAGCTTTATATAAACCAAGACCTAATAATGATCATGAAGAGGGTGAGGGGTTTGTCGTTGTGATAAATACAAATATTTTCAAACCAGACTTTATGAATCCGTCTACCTTACCTACAAACTTTACCGTTACTGAGATGACAGGTGGCCTTGGTGAGGTTACAATAGTTACATCATGACATTAGCAGAATTAAAAACATTAATTCAAAACTATACCGAAAATACAGAAACAACTTTTGTAAATACGCTTGATGATTTTATAAAAAATGCTGAGGAAAGAATATTTGAGTTAATACAGTTTGATTATTTTAGAAAAAATGTTACAGGTACATTAACAACAGGTAACACTTATTTGACTGCACCAACTGACTATCAGATGAGTTTTTCATTAGCTGTTATAGACGGTAGTGGTGATTACCACTATTTAGATAAAAAACACGTAACTTTCATGCGTGAATATGCAGTAGATCCTACCGCAACAAGTGAAAGAGGCAGGCCAGAATACTACGCAGACTTTGATAAAGAATTATCTACTGCATCTAATAACGGTTCTACTATTATTGTAAGTCCAGTACCAGATGCAGACTATAACGTAGAATTACACTATTTATTTAAACCAAACTCTTTAGTTACAGATACTACGGGTACTTGGATTTCAAATAATGCAAGAAATGCTTTACTGTACGGCAGTTTAGTAGATGCATATATATTTATGAAAGGTGAAAATGATTTGACACAGCAATACGAGCAACGCTTTGCAAATGAAATTTCTAGGTTGAAAAACC